ATCAGGTCCGGCACCTGGTGCACGGCGATGGGGGCGCCGTTGGCGTGGGTGGCGGCGGTGGTGCCCAGCGCCCCGCGGGTGACGGTGGCGGTGCGGGCGGCGTAGATGGTGGCGCTGGCGGTGTGGGAGGCCAGTGTCGACCCGTCCCAGCCGCGTTTGACGATCAGGTTGTTGCCGGCGATGTCCTGAATGAGCATCCGTTCGGCGTCGATGAGGATCGTCTCGCCGGCGGTGAATGCGGCACCGTTGGTGGTGGCCACCGTCTGGTTGGCCTGCGACGCGGTCAGGTCCGGGGCCTGCAACGTGAGCCCGGTCGTCACCATGGTCTTGTTGGTGACGAGCAGCCGCTCCGAGTCGACGAGCAGGATGGATCCGACTCCGACCGCCGCGGAGTCCGAGAGGGTGATGGTGGTGGAGCTGGTCGACGAGACGATCGCGGCCAGGCTGCCGCCGGGGGTGGTGTCGGCGCGGTAGCCCCACACGCCGACCGCGGCGAGCGACTGCTGCCACGTCGCCCCGGCGGAGAACGCGGAGCTTGAGCCGAGGTTGATGTCGATGTGGGTGTAGGGGGGTCCGTCGTTGACCGGCTCCAGCAGGTATCCGGCCGCCGGGATGACGGTGCCGCCGGAGGTGAGTGTGGTGAGTGTGATCAGGTCGTTCTGGTCCAACCAGACCCGCCACGGGTACGCGCCCGATGTCGGGAGCTGCGGCCAGTCGAATTTGCGGGTGCCGGTGACCGGGTAGAACAGCCGCTGCATCTGCCCTTCGACACTGCGGCTGCCGGCGCCGATCGCCCGGTCGATCCGGGTGTTGGCGTACGCGGTCTCCTGCACGTCGAGCGCGGACTTGATGTCCTCGCGCGTGCAGGTCCACACGTTCGCGTCGCTGGTCGTCACCGTGCCTCGCTGTCTGGCCTAGCCGGGAACCCGGCGGGTGTCGAAGGGCTGTGAAGTTGTGTAGGTCAGGCGTGGATGTAGGTCCAGCCGTCGAAGTTGACCGTGTTCGCGGACACGAGGTTCGCGGAGCAGGTGAGCAGCCCGCCGGAGTCGATCGTCCACTGCGCCGCCGCGGAGCCGGTGCCGGTGAACTTGAACGTGTACGCGACGGTGGCCGGTGGCCGGGAGCCGGCCGGCAGGGTCGCGATCGTCGACCCGGCGGTGATACCGCCCGCGCCGATCGTCAGCTGCCCGACGAGCCGGGTCACCGACCCGGGTTCGTTGCGGGACTGGAAGTGCGGGGTGCCGTGGGAGGCCTGGGCGTTGAGTGACGCCACGTCCGCGAGCGTCTGGTAGCCGCCGGTGCCGCCGATGGCACCGAGGGCGTCGACGGAGAACAGCACCGAATCATCGGACAGGCACACCTCGAAGACGTGCACCGACGTGTTGTTGCCGGCCACGTTGGACTGGCAGCGGAACGCGACGCTCGTGGCGTCGTAGGCGCGGGAGCGTAGTTCGCCGCGTTCGTTGGCGTAGCCGGTGCGGTTGCCGGCGACCAGGTTCCGCCACAGGTCGGCGCCGCTGGTGCTGAACGTGGCCCGGTTGAACGTCGCAACGTAGGCGCCGGTGTTCGCGGACTCGACCCGCAGCGCTTCCCCCGTGCCGGAGGTGGCCTGTTGGGAGGCGACCATTGCGGGCACGTCGGTGGCGGCCGCGGCCTGGATGGCGTGAACAGCGGGCCGCCCGGGGTTGATGTTGCGTGTCTTGACGGACTCGACGTCGAGGCTCACCGTTCACCCCCTCCCGGGTCCGTGGGCTACTTCTTCGGGTTGACGGTGCTGCCGGTCGGCAGGTCGACCAGCTCGTGGCCGGCCTCACCGACGAGCTCCGGGGCGTGGTCGCCGTGGTGTTCGACCGCCCCGCAGTGCGGACAGTTCGGGGCGTCGACCGCGTACGGTGTGCCGCACCCGTCACAGATCCACAGGGCCATCAGCGTCTCCTCACGGTCCGGTCATGCCCGATGCGCCGTACAGGCCGTCACGCGGCCACTGGTAGCCGTCGACCTTGCAGAACAGCACCCCGGGCTGCGGGGCGGCGATCAACGGTTCTCCGTCGTTGGGGCAGGCGGACGGGGTTCGGCTGCGTTCGTAGCCGGCTTCGTACGCCGCCTCTTTGACGATGGCGAGGAGCTGGTCCCAGGCGATGACGGTTCACCACCCTCCACGGGCGCCTCGTCGGCCTCGGCCGCCGCCGGTTCGGGTGGGGCGGGGGTGAGGTATTCGGCGACGGTCATCCGCCCCGCGGACGGGTCGGCCTCCAATGCCAGCCCGGCGTTGGTGACCGTCCCGTCCGCGTGCGTCTTGGGCATGTCAGGCCGCCGTGATACCCGCGCCGGTGTCGTACGGCACGTAGGTGCAGGTCCACTGGATGGCGCCGGTGTTCGTCGCCGCCGTGTTGAGCTTGATCGACCCGACCGGGATGAGGATCCCGGCGCGGGTGCAGATGAGCGCCGCACCGGCGTTGGTGCCCGACAGGGCCGTGCTGAGCGCGGTGCCGTCGAGGGAGATGAGGGCACCGACCTCGTAGGCGTTGATGTCCAGCGTGCCGGAGATGTCCTTCGTGGTGCCGGTCGTCGGCACCGACTTGATTTTGATGGCGTTGGCCTGCGCCTGGATGACCGTGGTCACCTGTCCGACCAGGGAGGTGAGCACCACCCGGCCACCGGCCACGGTGAAGATCGTCAGATCGGTCGATGCCGGAAGGCTGGACGTGGTCCGGATCACCTGGCGGCCGAAGTCGAGCTGCCGCAGCGACGCGTCCTGGATGACGGTTGTCATGTCAGACCCCGACCGCGGCCAGGTTGGCCGGCTTGCGCTGCACCATCAGGTCATGCTGGATCGCGGCGACGGTGCCGGCACCGGTCGAGGTGACCTTGATGTACTTGTAGGTGTCGGACAGCATCGACCCGTCGATCTCGAACATGATCGCCGACTGGTTGGCCGCGGCGGTCGCGACCGCGGTCGCGGCGGCGGCCTGCGTGGTCAGCACCCACGCGTCGGAGCCGTCGCCGGTGCACGTGTGGAACCGGGTGATCTTCACCAGGTTCTGGGCGCCGGTGCCCGCGGCGTCCTTCGCTTCGACAAGGGTGTAGGTGTCGCCGGTCGACGCGAGGTAGCCGACGAAGGTGACACCCTCGGTCGCCTTGCACGACACGTACTTGCCGTCCATCGCGGGCATCGGGTTGATGAGCCTGCCTACCGCTTCCATGTGTTTCCCATCTCTCCCGGCAGGGTTTGAATGCTGCCGTGGTTGGGCCTACCGCCCCCGCCCGGCCGGCGGGGGCTCGGCCTAGAGCGATCAGGTCCTGGTGCTGGAGAGCTGCACGAACGGCGACAGGGTGTTGCCGTTGTTTTTGGGGGTGATCGCCGACTGGATCCACGGCCGCCCGTCGACCCGCTCGATGATCCGGAACGCGAGCTGGTCGTTGGCGAACTTGTAGTGCTCGCTGCTCGCGGCCTGCATGATCTGCCGGTCGCCGACCAGGTAGTACGACAGGTCGACCAGCGAGATGTCGCCGGTGGTGCCCAGCACCGAACACTTCTCGGTGAAGATCACCGGCCGGCCGTAGATCGTCACCGGGGGGGCGCCGACGATACCGTCGTTGTAGCCGCCGCCGGACATCCACACCGGCCCACCACCCGTACCCACGGACAGGGCCATGGTCGCCAACTGGGGGAAGGTGCCGATGTCGGCGATCCACGCCGCGTTCATCAGCGACGTGGGCAGCATCCGGGCGTACATCGCGGCCAGGTTTTCCACGACGATCGTGTTGGCGCCCTGCCCCGACACGGCGGAGGCGATGACCGCCGCGGGGCAGTTGATGAACCCGAGCGGCTCACCGACACCGCTGCCGGTCATGAACGCGACGTCCTCGAAGAACACGACCGCCTGCGGGAAGCGGGCGTTGAAGAACCCGGCGAACGCCGGCGCGTCGGCGACCAGCTCGTTGGGCACCACGCAGTAGCCGATCAGCTTGTGCGCGTCGAGCACGACCCGGCCGAACGAGGCCTGCGACTCGGTCAGCGGCCCCGACTCCTCGGTCCAGTAGCAGACGATCCCACCAAACACGCTGGACACGTTGGACGTGGAGTCGATGGTGGGGATCGGCACCCGCAGCGACTCCATCGGGATGACGGTGGCCCGGGGCCGGACGATCGCCTGCTCCAACGCGACCGACAGCAGCTCCGAGCGCAGCGTTTCGGGGATCAGGTACCCGCCGTCGGCGGGGACGACCGACCCGAACGAGTTTTGGATCTCCCGCGCCGCCGTCTGCTTGGCGTTGAGCTCCTGGTTACGGGCCGGCGACAGGTAGTCGCCCCGGTTGCACCACACCGTCTGCAAAAACTCGGCCGCGTCCTCGAACGTGTTGTCGAGCTTCGCACCGGGCGCCTTGCGGTTGTACAGCTTGTTGCGCCGTTCGGCCCGGTTCGCCGGGACGGTGCCGGCGCCCAGCGGCACCGGCGGCCTGCCGGCCTGGTCCTGCCCGTGTTCCTTGAGGAAGTTCGCGAGACCGCGCTGCACCTGCTCGGTGACCTGCTGCTCGATCGTCGTGTCCTTGTTGCGGACCGAGCCGATGTAGCCGGTGATGAACTCGGTGAACTTGTCGGTCGGCTTGCCCTGGTCGAAGAAGCCGGCGGTGACGGTTTCGTCGGTGAGCATGGCCTCGAACTCGTCGGGCCGGGTGGCGGTGATCGTCATGCGCTGGCCTTCCTGAGGGCGGCGGCCAGTGCCGCCGGATCGAACGGTGGCGGTGGCGGCGGGAGCGGCGGAACAGGTTGGGTGGCCGGTGGCGGGGCGACGTCACGGCCGGCGTAGTTGAAGATCGACAGGTTCCACGTGTTGTCCGGTGCGGTGCGCGCGGGCGCCTGGGCGACCTCGTCGGCCAGGCCGGCGGCAACGGCCTCGGCGGCCGTGTACCAGGTTTCGGCGAGCATCGCCGCCCGCCAGTCAGCGACGTCGCCGCCGGCACGCTGCGCGTAGATGTCGGCGATGTTGTTGGAGATCTTGTCCAGCAGGTCGGCGAGCTGGCGCAGGTCGCCGGCGTTGCCGATACACAACCCGGCCCCGTCGTGGATCATCATGGTGGCGTTGCGCGCCATGACCCTGCGGTCGCCGGCCTGCGCGATGAAACTTGCGGCCGACGCGGCGAGCCCGTCGACATACACCGTCACCGAGGCGGGATGCTGCTGCAACGAGTTGAAGATCGCCACCCCGTCGAACACCTCCCCACCAGGGGAGTTGATGTGCAGGTCGATCTGGGCGGCGGTGACCGCGGCGAGCTCGCCGGCGAAGTCGGCGGCGGTGATCCCCCAGAAGCCGATCTCGTCGTAGATGTGCACGGTGGCTGTGTCGGCCGTGGCGTTGTCGATGCGGTACCAGTCGCGGCGGCCCTGCTTGAGCTGGGCGACCGGCCGGGCGATCCGCAGCCGCGCGGCGAGCGTCTGCTCGAGCTGGTCGTCGCTGGAGCCTTTGGCGTCGTCGAGGTGCGCCTGGAGGTGGCGTTTCACTCCGGCCTTGTCGCCGTCGGGGATCGACGACCCGGACAGCCGGGCGAGCCCGTTGCGGCAGCCGGCCAGGTTCGCCGGCCCGCCCTTGGTCTTGTGGTGCGGAAACTTGTAGCTGGACTTCGTGTCGGGGTCGCCGTCCGAGTCGACCCAGGCGTGGCATGCGCGCAGCGTCCCGGCCGAGTTGGGCATGGCTTTGACGGCGGCCGGCCCGTCCCAGGGTTCGTCGACGGTGGCGGTGTGGTGCACGGCGGTCGCGGCGTCGAGGACCGTCGTGTCGCCCATCGCCCCACCCGCCCAAGGTCAACATGCCAAGATTCGCATGGATGAGGTCATGGTAGAGCACTCATGCGGGTTTACGCATGTGTCCGGGCGGGTCAGGTTTCCTCGGCCGGGCCGTCCTGCTCGTCGGAGATCGTGATGTACCCGTTCGACCAGCCGGCCGCCAACTCGTACAGACGTTCGTCGGTCAGGTCCGGGAACTTGTTGCGTGGACCCTCAACAACCGTCTTCGCCCGCCCGGTCGAATAGGTGAGCCTGCCCGCCTCGAGGCGAACCTCGTCGAGCACATGCCCGTCACGGGCCGCGGTCACCACCAGCATCAGAACACCGTCCCCCCGCCCTGCGCGTACCGGTTGAGCACATCCAACCGGGCGAGGGCCTGCACATACCAGTCGTGGCGGCGCAGCCGGGTGAAGTCGGCCTCCATGCCGGTGAGGGCCTGGCGGAGGTGTTCGATGTCGGCGAACGAGTAGTCACGGCTGCCGGTGACCGGCCCGGTCTCCGGGATCTCGATGAGCCGGTTGACGAAGTCGTTGCGTTGGGTCAGCAGCGCCATCGCCAGCGGGGACGCGTCGGTGTCGGTCCACGTCAGCCCGTGGTCGATCGCCACCAGCTGCCCGTCGGCGCCGACGAGCCAGTTGCCGCCGTTGCGGTCGAAGTTGCCGATGGTCACGTCGAACAGGGCGAGCCGGCGGCCGGCCGGCGAGTCGGTGAGCTGGTGCAGCCCGTCAAGGTCGTAGTCGCCGCCGGGCAGCGTGTACCGTTCCAGCCCGGTCGCCGCACCGTCGACGTAGGCCATGTAGACGGTGTCCCGGCCGTCGCGGACCACTTCGGGTGCCTGGATACCGCCGACCCGGGCAGCAAAGGTGGCGGACAGTTCTTCGGAGTTGGCGGCGTTGGCGGGGGTGGTGACCCCGGTGTTACGCCCGGTTTTGCGCACGGCCTTCGTGCCGTCGTTGAAGGTGACCAGCACCGTGTCGGCGGACATGCCGCCCCCCAGCGGCTGCTCCGAGGCGACACCGGACGCGATCGAGCCTTGCAGCGACCGGCCTTTCGGGCCGGGTTCGACCGGGCTTTCCTCGGTGCCGGGCCGCCACACCCCGACGATCGTGCCCCGACAGTTGCCCAGGCCGAGGCAGCCGATGTAGCCGCCGTACGCCCCGCCCGGATACGCCAGCTCAACCTGCGGCATCTGGTCGGTGTTGCCCAGCCACCGGCCGTCGACCTCGTGGCACGGGCCGCAGGTCCGGTCGTCGTTGTGCTCGGAGGCGTAGATCGCGCCGAGCGGGCCCTGCCGGTAGGTGTCGAGGCGGGCGGTGGTCGACGCCCCGTGCATCGCGTTACCGGCCTGCTGGCGTTGGCCCGCGTCGTCGAGGTCGTCGAGGACGGCGGCGACGTGGCTGGTCTTCTCGTCAACCGAGTCGCTGTCGCCGGCCTGCGCCGCGGCGCGCGCGGCCAGGTCGGCGAGGTGGTCTGTGACCCGGGTCGCCGCGTCACCGGCATGCTGGTGCATGTCGCCTGGGGAGGGGTGAACCGGGTCGACGGTGACACCCTGCGCGGCTGCCTCGTCGACGACCTGCCCGGCCGCGGCACCGGCGACCTCGACCATCGACCGCAGCAGCCCCGCCGCCAGCCCCGCCGGATCCAGGTGCAGCACGTCCGGTGTGACCGGCCGGCCGGCCTCTAACAGTCGCCGGACCTGGCCGACGAGATCGGTCTTGTGCGCGGCGACCAGCGGCGCCCACACCGCGAGCAGCGCGATCACGGCGGCGGCCAGCACCTCCGCCGCGGGGGTCACATCCGGCAGCCCGTCGGGCGGGACCGGCGCGGCAGGCTGGCCGGACGGTGCCGGCGGCGGAGCCGCGGCGGTCAACCTTTTGGGCCGCCACCAGCCGGCAGCGCCGGCCGTCCCCCACCACTCGGCAGCCGGTTGTCCCAGTTCGACTCGTCGGCTGGTGGCCGGCCACCACCCGCGGTCTCCGCGGCGATCGTCGACGACGAGCGGGTGACCGTCGCCGGGTCCCACTCCATCTCCGGCAGATGCGCGGCGGCGGCAACATCCTTGCCGGAGTAGCCGGCCAGTACGAGCATCTGCGCGCCGCGGGCCCGGTTGTAGAAGATCTCCGCGTCCTGCGCCTCATCCTCGGCGACCGGGGAGTCGTAGTCGAACTCCAGCCCGGCGGCGGCCTGCCCGAACTTGGGTAGGTACTGGGTGTTCAACAGTTCCCGCCACCGGTCCAGGCGGGGCACCGCTTGACGGCGTGCGAACGTGATCTCGGCGGCGGTGGCGTTGGCGAGGTTGACGTCGTCGGCGTCACCGAGCATGTGGCCGTGGATCCGGAACGCCTCACGGATCGCATCCCGGGACACTTTCCGCAGCTCCGCGAACTGCATGTCGTCGTGCGAAAACTTCCGGTCGACCCATTTGCCTTGTTCCAGGATGGCGACGCGGTGTGCGTTGGAGATCCCGCGGTGCTGCTCCTGCCAGCGGGCGCGCAGCTCGTTGAACGCGGTTTCGCCCAACCGGTCCGGGACTTCGATGATCCCACCCGGTTCGGCACCGTTTGAGAAGAAGTTCCGGTTCCAGGCGACCGCGGCGGCGATCGACTCGGCGTCGGCCAAGATGGCGCCGACCGCACCCATGCCCCGGTACTCGTCGAGCGGGTTCGGGATCTGGATGCCCATCACCTGATCCACCCCGAGCGGGATCTTCTCCCCGTCCGGCCCGTGGTAGATGTAGCCGGCCAGGTAGTCCGTCGCCGACGGCACGGGGGTGATCCGGTCGGGGCGGACCAGCCACAAACCGAGCGGCACCCCGGGCATCGCCGGCGACGTGGACGTCAGGATCCAGCCCTCACCGGTCAGGTCGATGTGCTGCTGCCCGGCCTCACGCAGCCGCAGGCCGGAGTAGAACTTGTTGGGCCGGTTCCAGGTGTCGAGGGCGGCGTGGGCGCGTACCTCGGTGCGGTCGTCGGGGTCGCCTGACGCGGCCGGCCGCCACAGCCGCCAGCGTGCCGACGCGGTGGAGGTGGCGAGCAGGTCAACGATCGCGAACAGGGTGCCGACGCTGCCCATGGCCGCCATGTTCCGTACCGCGCTGCCGCCGGTCGACTGGCCGAACAGGTTGCCGGTCAGGTTCCGGCCGGAGGTGAGGGGAACGGGGGGTTCGGCGGCGGTCTTGGCCCCGCGGACCGCGGCGACCAGCTCACCGACCAGCGACCTCACGCGCGCCTCGGCTCCGGGCAGTAGTCCACGAGGCGCACCTCATCGCCGGAGCGCTCGAAGGCTGGGCAGCACAGACGGCCCTCGATGTCGTCCGGCGCACTCGGGTCGTACACCTGCACCAGCCAGGCAGCGGATCCGTCCGGAGCGGTCCTGAAGTCCACGACGGTCCAGCCCGGCCACTCCTTGACTGCGCTGAGCGCCTCGTCGGCGACACGCATCGCGAACCGGGCGCTCATGGTCGTTCCTCGGCGCCGCAGTCGCCGTGCTCGTCGCACGCTTGCCGCTCGTCGAGCTCGTCGTGAGCGATGTCGTAGCAGTCCTGGCAGTCGAGCCGCGGATCGTCGGTCATGGTCGTTTGACCAGGTATTCGAGGATGAGCAGCGACACGGAGCCGACAACGATCCCGGCCCAGTGCGCCCCGTACGCCCAGGCGGCGAACGTGAACCCGGCCAGCGCGGTGACGGTCAGCGTCAGCGACCGCAGCAGCGCGAGCATGCCGACCAGGCGCGGCCCGTTGGCCTTCACCCAGGCGCCCAGCCAGCGTGCGGCGATGGTCAGCAGCGCGGGCCGTACCGTACGCGCCGGAAGAGGAACCGCCGTCATCGTCCACCCCCGGACACATAGCGATCATGGCATATGTGCGTCCAGGGTAAACCACCCAGGCGCGCGCGGCGAGCAGCGACTACAGCCGCCACTCCTGCCGGTAGTCCAGATGGCCGGCGTACGGCAGCCCGAGCAGCATCACGACCTGCTCGGGGGCAAGAGCGTACTGGTCCTGGTCAACGACCCGCGCTGTTTCCACGGCCCAGTCGAGGATCCGCCGTTTGGCGTCGACCTCGGCGAGAACCCGCGCCGGGTCATGGCGGGCAATGTGCTCGTCGAACGGACTGCGCCACATGCTGCGGGCGGACCAGTTGGCGCCTTCGTTGGTATCCGCTGCCGCCCGCGCCGCCCGCTCGTCCTCGTCGAGCTCGGCGCGCAGGAACGTCACAGGGTCATCCATTGCCACCCTCACATCCACCGGATGCCGGGCCTCGGCGCCAGGTCCTCATCCGCCACCCGATACCTCACCGCGTCCATCCCATCATCGTCGACCTTCACCGGCGCATCCTTCACCTTCGAGTCCTGCCACACGTAGCCGCCGAACTCGTCCGCGGTGCACGTCGGCTTACCCGCCTCCCGCAACGACACGTCGACCTTGACCACCGAGTCGCGCATGATCCGCAGCCGGGGGCGGCCGTTGCCCGCCGCCCGCAGCCGCGACGCCACCGCCTGAATCCCGTCCGACACCGACTTGCGTGCCGGCTTCGTACCCATCCCCAAATGCCGTTCCAGGGTCGCCCGGTCCTCCGCGTCATGATCACACACGACCGCCCGCGGCCGCGGCTCGACCCAGCGCCGCCGGCCGGCCGTCACCGCGGCGAGCAGGTTCTCGACGTCACCCGGCGCCGGTTCGACATCGGGCACCGGCTCGGTCACCGCACGCAGAATGTCCCGGGCATGATCCTCCACCAGGCGCTGCGTGTGGTAGATCTCCCGGTACAGCACCAGCCCACCATCCGGGTCCGTCGCCCAGCATTGCAGGACGAACGGGTGTACGAACCCGAAGTCGACCGTCCACGTGCGCGGCCACTCCGCCGGCACGGGGAACCGGTCGACCAGGTGCACCGCCGGATCCCAGCCCTCGTACACGATCCCCTCGGCGGACACCCACCGGCCCTCGTACAGCCGGGCCCGGCGCATCCCCGTCAACGAGGCGAGGGTGCCGAGCACGTAGCTGCGGCCGGCCTCCGTCGGCTGGCCTGCCTCGTCGAAGTACACCGGATTGTCCGTATGCCTCGAATGGAGGCGGACCATCAGCCCGCCGGCGGCGCGCCGGTTCAGCCAGTGCTCGGTGCGTGACGGGTTGGTGGCGCCGATCAGCTGCTGGTAGGGCATCCTGCCGTTGCGTAGCCGGGTCTTGAGGACCTCCCAGTCGTCCTCGGTCAGCTCGACCGCCTCATCGACAAAGATCAGATCGTAGTCGGAGGACAGGATTTTGTCGGAGTTGTCCAGCCCGCCGATGACCATCACCGACGAGGAGGGGGCGCAGAACTGGTACTGGGGCGGCTTCTCCGCGCTGCCGCCGTAGAAGCGGACGACCCGGCCGGCCAATGCTTCGGGGATGACCCGCTCGTTCCAGGTGACGAGGGTGGTTGAGGCGAGCGCGGTGTTCGTCTTGCGCAACACGAGCAGCCGCGAGCGCGGGTACTTCAATGCGACGACCAGCATCTTCTCCAGGACGGCGCGGGACTTGCCGGTGCCGGCGGGCCCGTCGAGCAGGACCTCGGGTGCGCGGCAGGTGAACAGCTCGCGCGCGGCGCCGCGGGGTGCGTAGCGGCGGACAAGCTGGGCCGGGCCGGTGGGGGTGGCGTTGAGGTCGGCGAGGACGGTCACCGGCGGCGCTCCCACGGCAGACGGAACGCGACGATCCGGTCGCCCCACTCCCACAACCGGTTGAGCAGCCAGCGCACGGGCCGGCTGCCACGCTCCGTCCAGTGCTGTCCGGTCACGGCCGACCCCGGTCGGGGATGCCCCGTGCGCCCGCTGTAGTCGACGCTGCGGGCCGAACCGGGTCCGGCCGGGGCACGGTGTGGATCGTCCGGCACTCGTTGCACAGGAATTCCAGGGCGGCGGAGTCCAGGCCCGTGACGTCGATGACGTCTCGGTGTCCGCACGGGGCGATGGATGTCAGCGACACGAAGCGGATTTGCCGGCCGTGGCGTTCCCAGCCGAGCAGGTGCGGCACGCCGTCGGTGATGACCGTGCCGCGCTCGTCGGGTCCGCTCACCACCCACCCCCCAATCGGGACAGACCGGGCCAAGTCGGAGGCAGATAATCACGCTTATGCTCACGATCTTGATCAGACGGCATCCGGATCCACCCCCTCGATGACGAACTTGACCTGAGCCGTCGTATCGATCTTCGTCGCCGCATCCAACCCCAACAACCTCGCCCGCCGCTCCGCGATCCGCACCAGGCGATCAACCGCGGCCAGCACCGGCGCGTCGTCGAGCAGTGGCTCGTCACCGAGGTAGATCACCTTGCCGTTCGACACCGTGACGTGTCGGGCCTCCAACACGGCGAGGACAGCCTGTTCGGCGTTGTCGAGCTTGGCCAGCTCCAGCTTGAGTGTGGTCTCCGACGCTTCGCCGGCGGCGTCGGTGAAGCCGCGTTGGACCATGGTGTAGGCGGTGCTGACGGCGATGCCGAGTTTGGCGGCGATGGTGCGGTAGCCGAGGCCGCGGCTGCGGAGGCGGGCGGCTTCGTTGTCGCGTTCGGCCTGGTCGAGGGTGCGGATGAAGGTGCCGTCGGGGCCGTGGACTCGTTCGAGAGGGGCCCGTTCGTTCGGTTGGTTATCGACCATGGTTTTCATTATCGGTTCGGTTTGTGCTGGTGGGCGTGTTGGTCATGGTGCGATGGCCTCGCTTCGGCAGATGCCGCAGTTGTGGGCGGGTTGTCCTTGGTGGAGGTGGCATCGGGTGGTGCGGGGGTTGGGTGGTGGTGGGGCGGCGTGCGCCTGCGTAGCGGGCGCCGCTCCACCCTCCCCCTTTAGGGGGGGAGAGGTAGACGTCTTTCCCACCGTCCGTCCCGCGTCTTGTCCCGTGGGTGTCCCGCGTCTTGTCCCGTGGGTGTCCCGGCGGGACGGGGTTGGGCTGCGTTGACTTTCCCGCCAGCGGGCTTTCCGGTCGGCTTCGGCTTTGCGTTTCGCCGCTACTTTGTCGGCGGGGAGGTTGCCCATCCGGTGGTAGTGCAGGTCTCGGTACCCCGGCTCTTCGGCCCCCCAGAGACCGGCGTCGCACAGTCGCCGAGCCCACTCCGGGGTGCCGTACATCGCCGCGATCTCGCCGGTCACCACTGGTTCCCCAATGGTGCCGATCCAGATGTTGCGCGCGATCCACACACCGCAGCGGAGGTAGAGCCCAGCGGCTGCCGTGCCGGCCCGAGCAGTCTCGGGCCAGGTATCGAAACCATCGTCGATCAGGTAGGCCATCAGTCCTGCCCCTCGGGCTGGTGGGTGTCCCAGATTCCGCAGTTGGGACGGTGCCATTCCCGGACGGCGAGTCTGGTGGGGCTGTCCGGGTCGGTTTCCAGTGCGCAGTGCCAGTCGCCGCCGCAGTTGTGCGGGCAGGCGAAGATGTCGACGCCCGGGTCGGCGTCGTAGGTGAACGACGGCATCTCGTACCACTCCATCAAGGCCTGCCCTCGCCGTCGTGTTCCCCGTAGCGGCGGGCTTCCGCCTGGGTGATGTCGTCGGGTGTGTCGGGTAGATCGTGGACGGGGTGTCCGGCGGGTAGGCCGCAGGTGCACCACCAGTGGCCGCTGGTGTCGGTGGGGATGCCGGTGTCCCGCAGGGGTAGGTGCCGGGCCATGACCCGTGCCGCCCCGCGCGGCTGGTGGCGGCTCATGCGGCCCGCCAGTCGAGCAGCTCGGCGGCGTACGTGTCGAGGTTGGTGTCGGGGCGGGTCGACGGGGTGTACGCCTCCTCGTCCGGGTCGTGGATGACGTAGGGGCCGTAGCGTTCCCGCATGAGGGCGGCGAGGAGCTGCCGCCGTTCCTGGTCGTCCAAATTCAGCACGGCACACCGTGCGCGCCGGCGAGAACCGTGCGACCGGCGTCGGTCAGCCGCCACGTCACCCCGTCGGCGTGCAGCGTGGCCCAACCCGCCTGCTGGGCCTCCAGTACCCCGGGCGGTCACCCGCCGCGGCTCGTCCGGTGGTGGCAGCAGCAGCCACGTGTCGCCGTCGGTGTCATCGGTGATGCCCTCGATCACGTCGGCCTGGTCGACGGCGCGCAGGAGCGCGAGCCGGGTTTTCGTCGGATAAAGGCTCACGCGGCGCGCCTCCTCGTGATCGGGTGGGAGGTGAGGTGCCAGCCGCCGCCCCGGGTCGGGCACCGGTACGCCTTGACACCCCGGCCGCCGGTGGTGGCGCCACGCAGGATCGCCCGCAC